AACGTTTGGATCAGTAAAGAAGGTAAAGTTCGTCTGGACAACCGCGTCCAGTAGTTCTGGCGGAACAACCGGAACAACCAGTTCAGCATATAACGGCGCGGTTGAAAGACTGGTTACGATTCCCGGTGCTGGTGCTTTGGCGCCCACAGCAAGTTATGATGTGGTAGTAAACGACCAGGACAGTACGGACACGCTTATGGGCGGCGGCATCGACAGGCACACTGCAAACACAGAACAGGTGAACGCCGCATCATTGGGGATTGTCGCAAACGACACCCTGACGCTTGCGGTCACAAACGCCGGAAGTTCTAACGGCGGAACAGTAGTTGTTTACATCAGATAAAGGGGGTTGTATGAGAAAAGTATTAATCGGATTAATGTGTTTATTTTTAATGAGTGTCGGTGGGCCGGGTGTAGTTGGTGCTGGGCCGTTTCTAACATGCGATGCGCCAGATCCATTGGAACAGGTATTGTATTATAATGTGTATCAGGACACTTTACCCATTGGCACCATGATTGTGGCTGAGTCTGATGGGTCTATACGTTTTGACATGGAAGGGATAACTCCTGGTGTGTATAGTTTTACACTTGAAGCTGTGAACGCATGGGGGAACTCCGCACCATCAAACCCTATCCAATCACCCACGGGCGCGACTGCTCCGGTGGGGGTTACTATCAAGGCAGAATAATTTGTAGAGAGGTTTGGGAATAGATGTCTGAGATCGTAAAAGATACGCTAACAGGTTTATCAAAAAATTAAAGGTTCGGGAGGTTTAAAATAGATGGAACTAACTTTCAACATTACTATAACACGTAGAGGACGTAACCGTGGCTATCACATATGAAGAAATAAAGCGTAGGCAATTTTTTAGGGAAATTCTCGTAACGGTTGAGTTTAGTGAGGATAAGACTTTTGTGGCAAAGAAACAATTTGGGTTTGTCTCACAAGATCAACTTGATCAGCAGTTGGTGGGAAGGTGTGAAAAAGTAATAGCGAACATTAATGCTGAAAGACTTGCCGGTCCTGAACCTGTGATGACTTTTGAGCGAGATGATGTTGAGAGTCTACTCAAAGAAAAGGGCATTCTTGAAGAGAATGAAAAGTATGAGGACCTTGCCACTAAAACCATCACTTTAGAGGGAGCAAAATAATGACTGATTACTATTTAGATACATCCCTTGGTTCTGGTGACGATGATGGCACAACTCCAGCTAATGCGTGGAGAACTTTGATAGGAGCATTAGAAACGACTACTCCGCAAATCCCATCTGGCGCACATACGCTGTGGTGTAGACGCAGTTTGTCACACACTCCTGCGTCTGATATCCTTTTAACTACTGACGGAAACATAGATGGTTTTTGTAAGATCATTGGTTGGCCAAGAGATGATCATACTGGTACAGCAGATGTGTATAATGGTTTCCCTGCCTTTGTAGATGTATCCGATCAAGCTACCATTTCCAGAGTAAGGCATCAAGCAAGAATGATCCAGAATGACACGGACGGAAATGACTATCTTATAACAGCTATTGGCTATTGGGTTCCCTATGATGATCAAGCGTCTGCTTTTGTAGAGAGAGAGACAATCACAACGGTTGGCGGATTTAGCGGTGAAGTGCTTGCTGTGAAAGATGATGGGGCAACAGGGCACGTTCTATTCAGTCCTGGTTGGACAGGCACTATTGCAGACGATGAGCAGTTAACTTCCGGGGCTACTGATAGGGCAGATGCTGTTGGTGCTGGTGAAAAATGCTTTATTATAGATCGTAACTACCAAGGCGCAGATGCTGCTGATGGTGCGTACACTATAGCTATGGATGATGATTTTACAGATAGACCAGCAGCAGCAAAGGCAACATGGGATGCAGATGATGATGATATTTTTATTGTAGATATGAACGATGCCGGCTATCTGCTTACATCGGGTAGTGATGATTATTGGGATTGGAGAAACATCGAATTTCGTGATTGTGATAGTTTTTATGGTATGAATAGAGCAGGAAGCCCCGGTGGGCAGCTATGGCGTTTTCAAGGGTGTTTGTTTAAAGAAACTGAAGATGCAACACTATATAAGGCTGAGTACACTGATACTTTTTTTGAACGGTGTACTTTTGAGGGTGCAGGTTCCGGTGCGGCACAAAAGATGCAACCTACTCAAGGAAGATACTACTTTCAGGATTGTGCCATCTATAACATGGGGGGTAATGGGATAGATGCATATAATGCGGATTGTTATCTTGATAATGTTAATATTGGTGTTGAGTTACCGAATGGAGCAGAAGCCATTGATTTTATAGCTGGTGGGTTCATAATAGGCAAGGATGTGAAACTTGGATCAGACGCAGGTTTGGTTGGAGATGATGCTAAAAACACTTCCTATGTGGCAATCGAGAATTATCAGAAAGTGTTTGGCGATCATATAGTTTTTTATCGTGGCGGGACGATAGCGAGGGCCGCTGTAGATCCTGAGACACCGGACAAGAAAGTGTCCGATTATGTGATAAAAATAACCCCTGAGAATGACTTTCAATTTGAAAGGCGTGAATTTTGTCGGGTTGTTTTTCAACATGAGTTTGAAGCAACGGCAGACTCCAAAACCTATAAGTATTGGCTTTTCAACGATGCGTCTTACACTTTAAATGATACTCTTTTTGATGATGATATATGGCTTGAAGCTGAATATGTTAAAGAGTACACAGAGGATACAGAGGAGTATCTTTACGGCACAGCATACTCAGCAGACATAGATATTGCGGATAATGGTGGTGCAACTGACTGGGATAGTTTGTCTGTAACCGTAGATCCCGCAACCGCGTCAAAGGTTAGGATTACTTGCAGATGTAGGGCTTATGCGAGTGGTTCACCGGATGATATATTCATAGATCCAGCGGTGGTGATAACATAATGGCCGTGAACGATCCTATATGGAGTTATGGTAAGTCCGTATTGATAAAATCAAGTGGGGCTGCCGTAGCCTCAGATGATGATATCTGGAGTTATGGATTAGATAAATTAAGGCATGAAATTGCGGCTGGTGGCAGTAGTGAATCTCCATCAGAAAGTCCTTCGGAGTCGCCATCGGAATCACCGTCTTTATCTCCTTCTGCTTCTGAGTCGCCGAGTGAGAGTCCATCGCTATCTCCTTCTGCTTCTGAGTCACCATCTGAATCTCCTTCCGAATCGCCAAGTGAGTCGCCATCCGAATCTCCTAGTTTGTCGCCAAGTGCTTCTGAGTCACCGAGTGAAAGTCCTTCCGAATCGCCATCATTGTCTCCTTCTGCTTCCGAGAGTCCATCGGAATCGCCGTCTGAATCACCGAGCGAAAGTCCATCAGAATCGCCGTCTTTATCTCCGAGCGCAAGTGAATCGCCGTCTGAATCTCCTTCTGAATCGCCGAGTCTTTCTCCGTCAGCATCAGAAAGCCCATCGGAATCTCCGAGTCTTTCTCCTTCTGCCAGCGAGTCACCATCTGAATCGCCGAGTGAATCACCATCTGAAAGCCCTAGCGAGTCTCCTTCAGAATCTCCGGGTGATTCATCAGAATCGCCATCTGAATCGCCAAGTGAGTCTCCTTCTGAATCGCCAAGTGAAAGTCCGTCTTTATCTCCATCTGCTTCTGAAAGTCCGAGTGAATCACCATCTGAATCGCCATCGTTGTCGCCATCTGCTTCGGAATCTCCTTCTGAATCACCGAGTGAATCTCCGTCATTGTCTCCGAGTGCATCAGAATCGCCAAGTGAATCTCCGTCATTATCTCCATCCGCGTCGGAATCGCCTTCTGAATCACCTTCTGAGTCACCTTCTGTGTCTCCGTCTGAAGGTGGTAGCAGTGAATCTCCGTCGGAGTCTCCGAGTGAATCTCCAAGTGAATCGCCGAGTGAATCACCGAGTTTATCACCGTCTGCTTCAGAATCACCATCTGAATCTCCAAGCGAATCACCATCGTTATCTCCTTCTGCTTCTGAAAGTCCAAGTGAATCGCCAAGCCTTTCTCCTTCTGCTTCTGAATCTCCGAGTGAATCGCCGAGCTTGTCGCCAAGTGCATCTGAAAGTCCTTCTGAGTCGCCTTCTGAATCGCCGTCATTATCACCATCTGCTTCTGAAAGCCCAAGCGAATCGCCATCAGAATCGCCAAGTTTGTCGCCGAGTGCTTCTGAGAGTCCTTCTGAATCGCCGAGTGAATCTCCATCATTGTCACCGAGCGCATCAGAATCGCCAAGTGAATCGCCATCATTGTCACCGTCTGCCAGCGAATCACCATCAGAAAGTCCGTCTTTGTCACCAAGTGCTTCTGAGTCACCAAGTGAATCACCATCGCAACCGCCAGCGGCAGTATGTGTCACTGCTACTTGTGCCGCACCGGGATTGTCACCAACATGCGCCGCGCCGGGTTTAACAGTAACGGGAGATAGAGGATGCAGTTAAGCGTTATCATACCATCGAGAAACGAACCATATCTGTCAAAGACCATTGACGATCTGTTTGACAAAGCAGAAGAAAAAATAGAAATCATAGTTATGCTGGATGGGTATTGGCCAGAGGAACCAATCACTTCCCACGATAATCTGATATTGGTTCACAAGGGAAAAGCACACGGGATGCGGCCAAACATAAACGCGGCGGCACGAATAGCAAGCGGTAAGTATCTGATGAAAATCGATGCACACTGCATAGTAGGGGAGGGGTTCGATAAAATACTAATTGCCGACTGTGAAAAAAACTGCCTTGCAGTACCGAGTAGATATCCACTTGATGTTGAAAAGTGGCAACGAGAAAGACGTGGGCCAGCAGAATACCTATATCTGACATACCCATACAAGCCAGATAAGTTGTATGGTTCTGGTCTTCACGGTAAAAAATGGATCGGCAAGAATAGAGGGCATTCTGAATTCTATAAAAAAGAAAGAGAGAACAAGCACAAGCAGATAGATGAAATAATGACCTTTCAGGGTAGTTGTTGGTTTATGCATAGAGATTATTTTTTCAAGATCGGCGGCATGGATGATATAAATTATTATACTTCCGGGCAAGAAGCGCAGGAGTTGGGTATGAAGTTGTGGATGTCTGGTGGGAAGTGCGTCAGAAATAAAAAAACGTGGTATGCACACTTTCACAAAAACAGAAGACAGGGCGGCAGATACTTCCCGCTCAACAGGAAAAAGAAGCTAAAGGGCGTTGAGCATTCTTCTGATTTGTGGATGAATAATAAATGGTCAGGCACAGTAGATGGCAGAAGTATTCAATGGTTGATAAAAAAATTCTGGCCAGTTCCGGGGTGGCCGGAAGAATGGGGAGCAGATGCAGGTTGACGTTGATAGGGAAATTAGAAAACACTTTCGAGTAAAACATAAAGACAATCTGCCATATACTGGCTGGTTGAAAAGTTGGCGCAGGGATCTATATGAACTGTTTGCAAAGGTTGGCTACACAAAAGGTGCAGAAGTCGGATCTTGGACTGGTACCAACGCAAAGTGGATGCTTAGAACCGTTCCGAATTTACACCTTACGATTGTTGATCCATGGCGGGTTTTTAACAACAAGCACAAAACAGAGGACATGGAAAGAATATACGATAAATGCGTGGCAAGGACAAAGAAATGGAGTCCTGATATTTGGAGAATGACATCAGAAGAAGGCGCAGAAAAGATGCCGGACGAAAGTCTGGATTTTGTTTACATTGATGCAATGCACGATTTTGATCATGTAATGGTAGATATTATAAAATGGGCGCCTAAAGTCAGGGTTGGCGGGATAGTATCAGGACACGATTATTTTTTCGGATATAATATGGGTATAATGGGAGCAGTCCATGCTTATGTTAGCGCACATAATATTTCAGAGTGGTACGTTACTGGCGGCGCAAGAGCCAGAAAAGAAGTGGTTGAAATTCCATCTTTCTTTTGGGTTAAAAAGTGAAATTGTCGATCATCACGCCGGTGCTTGACAGTCATAGAATTGTCAGAAGACAGATAAAACATTATAACAAAATGAATTTACCAAAAGACATGGAAGTGATTTTTATGGATGACGGAAGCGATCCACCACTGAAAGAAAAGTTTCCAGAATCCGGTATTGTGCAAGTGTATCCTACTGGCTACACTACACCTTGGACACAGGCATGCGCTAAAAATCTTGGTGCTAGAATAGCAGAAGGTGAATATCTATTGATGACCGATATCGATCACATACTATCAGAAGAAATCATAAAAGATGTTTATAATTTTACTGGCGACAAAATGGTTTTCAATCGAGAGTATGGCGTTCTGAACAGCAGGGGTGTAATAGTTCAGGCATTAGATGAACTGCAACGCTACGGGTTCGACGAAAAGCATTATCAAAAAAAAGGATTTAAAACATACAAGCACACCAACACTTTCGCCATGAAGCGGGAAGTGTTTTTTAAAATTGGAGGCTATCAGGAATTGGACTGCAACGGTGGAGAGCATCCAACTCATGACGATGTGCATTTACTGAATAGATATAAAAGATGCGTCAGACACGGCAAATGTGAGCCGCAAGTTCTTGGTGGCATCACATATGTTTTTCCGACAAAAAATAAAAGGCTATTTCATGGACTCGACAGAAAGTCAATTACTGATTATGAGGTGAAGTCTACAAGATTTAGTTTAGATCATCTATCATATATGATGACCACAAACAAGCGAGTCTTTTATTCGAGATTTGGTGATGGTGAATTCAGACTTATGTATATGGAAAACGACAGTATGCATAGAGCATCAGAAGAACTAAAAAAAGAACTTCTTGATTCGTTTCTAATAAAAGATGAAAAATATTTAAAGTCTGCCGTGCTTGGGTTTAAAAAGGAGCCGGGTATGCGAGGCCGTGTATTCCTTGAAGGTAAAAGAAGGGTCAAGGGTATGCAGAAGTTTGCAAGAAGAATATCAGACGAAAGAATATTTTACAATCCCGTGGTGTTTCATTATCTGGCAATATATGATTCAGAACTTCTGAAAGCATTTATAAACACACACATAATACATAAGAAAATTATGTTTATCGGTGGTAATTGTCAAGAGTCGATGGAGCAGTTATATGGTCCGATTAAATATTATGTGCAGACACCAAAGCGAGATGCATATTATACTATCGATGAATGGTGGCCGCAAGTATTAGAAAATATCGACAATGTGGATTTAGTTCTGCCATCGGTTGGTTGTGCTTCTGCTGTTGTTGCAAAAAGACTATGGAAATTAAAAGCAGATGTACATCTCGTTGACATAGGAAGTATTAACGATGTATTAGAAGATAACGATTCGAGGGGCTGGATAAGAAAGACAGGTCTTGAGAAAATAAAATCTAATTTATTGGGGAGCAATAAATGACTGATTTGTCCGTAATCATACCAGCAAGAAACGAGGAGTTTTTAAAACAGACAATCGATAACGTGCTTGAGCAGATGCGCGGCGATACTGAAATCATTGCAATATTTGACGGCTATTGGCCAGATCCGGGAATACCTGTCAATGAGAAAGTCACTATCATCCATCATGAAAACGCAATAGGGCAAAGAGCCGCGACCAATGAAGGCGTGAATCTCAGCAATGCAAAGTATATAATGAAGTTGGACGCACACTGTTCTGTATCTGAAGGATTCGATGTTGAACTTCAAAAAAATTGCGAGTATGACTGGACGGTGATTCCAAGAATGTATAATCTGCACGCTTTTGATTGGGTGTGTCCTGATTGCGGTAAAAGGGAATATCAAGGGCCGCGTCCAATAGCATGCTGTCATCGTGAATTAAAGAAAGAAATAATCTGGAAAGAAAAACGAAATCCAGCTTCTGACTTCATGCTGTTTGATAGTAATTTGAAGTTTGGATACTGGCGCAAATATAAGAAACGACCAGAAGCCCGCGGTGATATATGTGATCAGTTGTGCGCCCTTGGCGCCTGCTGGTTCATGCATCGCCAGAGATATCTCGACATAGGAGGGCTTGACGAACGGCACGGGTCTTGGGGGCAGGTCGGCGTAGAAATAGCTATGAAAAGCTGGCGTTCTGGTGGTAGTCAGAAAGTAAATAAAAATGCGTGGTTCGCTCATATGTTCAGAACCAAGAGCGATGGCTTTGGTTTTCCCTACAAGCACGAAAAGGGCGCAATAAAAAAGGCGCGGAAACATTCAAGGAAGTTGTGGGAAAAGAACGGCTGGGACAAGTCTGTCAGATCACTTGAATGGTTGCTGGATAAGTTTGCACCAGTTCCGGGTTGGGAAAAATATGTACCCAACGTGGACACGAAATCAAAACAAGTACAAACCGGACATGCAACCGGTCATTCTGATAGCAAGAAAGAAACTATCGCAAAAGAAAACAGCAACTTGGACAAAAAACAAACCAGACACACAAAAGGAATAGTATATTACACCGACAACCAATGTGAGGAGCGAATTGCAGATACAGCAAGAAAGATATTAAATGCGTCAGTAAATGGTCATAGAATAGTATCTGTTTCTCAATATCCTATAGACTTTGGCGATAATTTTGTCATGCCGTTGAAACGATCAGTTTTAACCATGTTCGAGCAGATGCTTAAAGGTATTGAAGAAATAGATTCAGATGTGATATTCTTTGCAGAACACGATGTTTTATATAATAAATCGCACTTCTCGTTTGACCCACCAGACAAAAACGTTTACTATTATAATGATAATATGTGGAAGTTGGATGCAAAGACCGGGCAGGCACTTCATCATTGTGAAATGAAACAAGTATCTGGCCTTGTAGCCCACCGAGAACTTCTGCTTGATCATTATACGAGAAGGGTTGACTTTGTGAAAGAGAATGGATTTAGTAACCGCTTGGGTTACGAACCCGGCAAGAAAAAACCGAGAGGACTGGACAACTTCAAGTATGAATATTTCACATCAGAAGTTCCAATTGTCGATATTAAGCACGGCAAGAATATCACACCGGGCAGATTCAAACTTGATCAATATCGATGCAGAAAACGAATTGAAAGCTCGTTTGACTTACGGGATGAAATTCCAATGTGGGGCGAAACAAAAGGCAGATTCGACGAATTTTTAAGGGAGCAGTTGGATGGCGTATCCTAAACACAAGCCGGTTCCAGAAAGAAAGATGCACAGAAACAGTACGGAAGGACACGACACGATCTGTCAGTATTTGCGTGATATTTATAACATGACAAACAATTCAGAAATAAAAATGAAGTGTCGAATAGGCATGGCGATGACGAAAGCAATGCATGAGAAATTAAAGGAGTATAAGAAAAATGCCGACTAAAATCACATGCGCAGTTCAAGAAGACAACACCATTATAATCACAACGGCGTTTACAGATTCAGATGGCGATGCTGTTATACCAAACGCTGGACTTACATACACTTGGTCAGAACCAGACGGAACAGTAGTTAACGCAAAAACTGCCGTGGGTATGACAGAGGCCGCGACAATTGCCACTGAACTAACTGGCGACGATTTAGCAAATACTGGCGCCAACGATTCAGGCGTCAGATTCTTTTCAATAGATGGTGACTATGACAACGCTCCGCTTTCAAGTATGAGTCTTGATCAGACAATCATGGTTGTCATAGATACACAGCGACCAGTTGGCCTATATGAAATGAAAGAGCATCTATACGTCGAGCAGTCAAACACAGACGATGATTTATATATTAGCAGGTTAATTCAAACAGCAAGAGAACGTGTCGAGCAAATAACCAGAAGGAAGTTAATAACGCAAACAGTGACAGAATACTTCGATGAATGGCCAGATTGCGGATATTTTGAACTAAAATATGGCAGTTTGATATCGGTAACGTCTGTCAAGTATGATGATACAGACGACGCTTCAACAACTTGGGGTGCGGCAAACTATCTCGCAGAAACAAATATGACAAACGAGAATCAGAAAGGGCGCGTGTTTCTCGGATATGGTAAGTCTTGGCCGACGACTACGTTGCAGGTCAGCGCACCGATAAATATAATTTACTCCTGCGGTTACGGCACAACCTCTGCCGATGTGCCAGCAAGTATTATTCACGCCATAAAAATAATGGTTGCTGATTGGTACGAACAAAGAGAATCGACAGGATTGTCTACCATGTCAACATATGATTTTAATACTATTAACCATCTACTGAAACCGTATATATTATGAGAGCATCAGACAGACGACATCGCATAACGATTGAGGAAAGAACCGAAGTGGCTGACACCGCTGGCGGGTTCACCACCACATGGTCAACCAAGTATTACTGCCGCGCCGCGATTTGGCCAATCGCTTCCAACGAAAGAATAGAAGCGCATAGGCTTGAACACACAACGACACACAGAATCAGAATTCTATATCGATCAGACATTGATTCAAGTATGAGAGTAAAATATGGATCTCGTTATTTTAGGATAGACAGTATTATAAATCCAGACGAACGCGGAAAATTGCTGGACATACTTGCTACCGAGGGCGACACCTGATGAAAGCAGACATTAAAATAGATTTCAATATGCGCTTGTGGAAAAAAGAAACGCTGAAGCTGGCAGACGGTCTAACGAAGGACACTGCAAAAAGAATGGTAAAGGAAACACGGCGTGGTCTGATGCGACACAGGGACATAACACTTCGCCGCGGCGCAAGGGGCTTGTTGGGAACGATCAGGTTTAAAAAGGCCAACTTTAAAGACAGTAGAAGTATCGGCAAGGGGTATATTGCTGGTGTGTTTAAAAAGGGACAGACAGGAAAGTGGGAAGACACTTTCGGAGCGCAGGCGTACTTCTTGGAATACGGTCACGCGGCGCCGGGGTTGGGGAAGTACAGTTCTTACTTGGAGGGGCGTGATGATGAGATGGCAGAATGGATGCGCAGACGTAAGGGTCGGCACAAAACCAAACTCTATCGGTATAAGTTTGAAGAAATAAAAAAAGTTGTTGAAGCACGACCGTTCATTGGTCCAGCCATGAGAAAGGTTACAAGAGAAGTAAAGAGCATTCATCCCGGTATGGTCAGGGATTGGGTCAGTAGTTTAAACAATCGTAGTGGACGCGGCACTGTTTGGTTTGGAAGGGAAAGAATGAGATGAAAGCATTGCAGATTGGCATAGTGGCTGAAACGGTAGGCTCGAATCTGGCGACCAACGTGGGTAGTAGAATATACTTTATGGAGCCACCGCAGAACATATCGTATCCATATGTTACGTTTTATTTTCCAACTGAATTCACGAACGACTACTTCAATGCCAAACCAAACATGGAGGAA